CCTGGAGATTTATTATTTTGGAAAACTACTTCTGCAGAAGTTGGTCACGTTGGAATGTATGTTGGTAATGGTCAGTTTATTCATGCTCCAAATAAAAGTAAACCAGTTAAATACGATAACTTAAGCAGTTCATATTATTCAAGTAGATTTGTAAGGGCAAGGAGGTATTATTAAAATGAAAAATCCATTTTTAGAATTATATAGTTTAATGGGTGAAGCTACTAAAGTTGAAGCTTCTTTTTTTATTGCAAAAGTAATATCTCCTTTACCTAATTTAAAAGTTAATCTTAATGATCTAGTTTTAGATAAAGATGATTTTTTAATTTCTAAAAGTTTATTGTTATCTAATAATGCAAGTATAGCTGCTACTGAATGTAATGTAACTCATAATTTAAAAGATGAATTAAATGCTAATGACAAAGTAATATTACTTAGAATTGATGATAAATTTATAATCTTAGATAAGGTGGTGAGTATATGAGTTTGTTCCCTTTTATAAGTAATGTTGATGAAGTAAAAGTTGATAATAGCTTCCCTTTATATCGTGAAGTAGCTTGGGACTTTAAAAGAAATACTCCAATAATTCAAAATGGAGATTTTAAAATAGTTGAAGGTAATAATGCTATAAAGGTATGGGTATATAAGGCACTATTAACTCCTAGATATAACTATTCAATTTATAGTTGGGACTATGGAAGTGAGTTAATGGACTTAATAGGTAAAGCATATACTCCTTCCTTAACTAAAGAAGAAGCTAAAAGATATATAAAAGAAGCACTATTAATTAATCCTTATATTTTAGATGTAACTGTTGTTGATACTTCTTTTAATAATGGATTGTTAAGTGCTGATATAAAAATAACCACAATTTACGGTGAAAGTGAGGTGGTAATTTAATGTTTAGTAATCAAACTTATGAAGTTATAAAACAAAGAATACTTGATAATATAAATATAGATATTGATAAAAGGGAAGGCAGTTTCACTTCTAATATGGTAGCCCCAATAGTTGAAGAACTAGCAAAAGCTTATATAAACATGGGTGATATATTAAGCCTTGGATTTATAGAGGATAGTTTTGATACTTACTTAGATAAAAGAGTATCTGAATTTGGGGTATATAGAAAAGAAGGTGTAAAAGCTACAGGAGAAATAAAAGTTGAAGGTAAAGACGGTGCAACTATAACTAATGGTACACTTATAAAAGCCAACGATTTATATTTTACTGTATTAAATGATATAGAACTTCCTAATGACAATATCCTACATGTAGAAGCTAATGAAGTAGGATATAAATATAACTTACTTGCAAATACTGAATTTGAATTAGTTGAAAAAAATGATAAAGTTACTAAATTAGTAAATGAAATTGAATTTGTTAATGGGGTAGATATTGAAACTGATGAAGATTTAAGAAAAAGATTTGTTAAGGTTGTTAATAATCCAAGTACTAGTGGAAATAAAAATCACTATGAAGAATGGGCTTTAGAAGTAAATGGAGTTGGTAGGGCAGTGGTTTATCCATTACATAATGGTAACGGTACTGTAAAGGTTATGATAACAGGAAATGATAATAAGCCTGTAACTGATGAAATAATTGAAACTTGCAAGTTACATATCGAAGAAAATATGCCTATAGGGTGTCAATTGACTGTAACTACTCCAAGTAACTTAAATGTAAGCATAGTTGCAACTATAGAGCTAAAAGAAGGTTATGACATAGAAGATGTTAAACTAGACTTTGAAGCTTCTTTAAATGAGTATTTAAAAGATATTACAACAGAGCTTACTTATTCTAAAGTATATGGATTATTAGCTAATCATTTAGGTATAGAAGATATAACAAGTCTTTTAGTAAATGATAATAATATAAATATATCTATAGCAGAAGATAAAATAATAAATATATCAGGAATAAATTTAGTGGAGGTGGTTTAGTTGAGTTTAATCAATAAACTACCTTCTTTTTATGATAATGACATAACTAAACCTATACAAAATTCTTTTACTGTAGAAGCTAATTCTATAAATGATGAAGTTGAAAACACTTTAAATCAATTTTATGTTGATAGTGCAACTTTTGGCCTTGATAAATGGGAAAAAATGCTTGGTATATCTAAAAATAATTTTGATTATCAAACGAGAAGAGAAAATATAAAGGCTAAAATGAGAAGTAGAGGTACTACTAGTATTGAAGTTATAAAAAATATTTGTGAAGCTTATTCAAACGGTATAGTTGAAATAAATGTAGACCATACCAATTATAGCTTTGAAGTATCTTTTATATCTACAATAGGAGTTCCACTTAGCTTTGAGGAAATGGATAGAGTTGTAAATGAAATTAAGCCTTGTCATTTAGCACATACTTATAAGTATAATTATAACACTCATTCAGATATATCAAAATATACTCACGAGCAATTAGCTAATTATACTCACGATGAAATTAGAAACTCTAGTGAATTGAGGGGAGGTAAATAATATGGCTAAAAAATATATAAAAGATGAAAAAGGAATAGTAAGAGCAGTAACAAGTGATAACCTACAACTTGAAAAACCTCTACTTAATGAAAACTATGACATAGAAGTCCATAATAGAAATATGGATAAGATAGATAATGCCATTCAAGAAGTAAAAGGTAAAATAGATGGGCTGGAATTAGTTGCTAGTAATGTAAAAATGTTAGACGGCTCAACTGTAGAAGAAGCTATAACTAATTTGCAAACTGAATTAAATGGAAATAGAGAAGCTTTAATAAATTCTTGTAATCAAATTATAGACTTATTATAAGGAGGTGATTGCATGAAAATAAGATACATACGAGATTGGTCAAATGGAAATACAAACGGGGCTAACAATAACTGGAATGAAATATGTGCCTATGATTATAACAATATAAACGTGGCACTAGGTAAAACTGTAACACCTTCAAAGGCGGGAACAAATGATGCTTCTGTTGTTACAGATGGAAATGACAATGTATCATTTACATTTAGTGGTTTAGGAAACGTTGTAGTTGATTTAGGTGGTATTTACGATATAGATAGAATAAGAATAAGAAGGTTTTTCCCAAATGGGAACACTACAACTCAATATCATGAAACCAAAACCGAAGTTAGCATAAATGGTCAAGATTGGGTAACTGTATTTGATTGTACTGTAGAAGGGAAATATTATGAAACTAGCGAAGGTAAAAGAATAAATCTAAAAAAAGATATAGATAAATTAGAAGATTCTGCTACTTTAAAAGATGTTAAAAATAAAGTTGCAGAGATTGAAAACTCTTTACAAGCTACAAAAGATTATTTTAAAGATACACTTATTGATAAAGATATAGAATGTAGTGATACTGAAGGAGTATTAAACTTAGTTAATAAAGTAAAAAATTTACAACAAAAAAAAATAGCAAGCGGGACTGTTGTTATACAAGATGAGTACCTTACTTTATCGTATTTAAGTAGTGGAACATTTCCTACAAAAGCTTGCATTCAGATAGATTTCCCGTTTGAAATAGATTTTTTATATGTGTATGAAAAAGATAATTATACAGGAATAATGCTTACATATAACAAGTTTACAAACTTTGTAACAACTTCGAACATCAAAGGAGATGATTCTAGTAACTTTGATCGTACATACAAGCTCAATATTGGTGGTGTTTACATTAATTCTACGAATTGCAAATTAGGGATTCACGACGGAACTAACTCATCTACAAACGGCTCGCTTACAGGGAAAGAATTAAAATGGATTGCAATAGGCTAATATAAAAATTAAATCAAAAAAGGCTAGGGATTAATTCCTTAGCCTTATTTTTTATACAAAAGGGATGATTATGTTATGGAAGATATAATTGCAAATCTAGGATTTCCAATAGCTTCGGTTGTTGGCTTAGCTTATTACTTTGTTCAAAAAGATAAGACATCAAGAGAAGATATAAATAAAATAATGGATAATCTTAGAGAAGATAACAAGCTAGACAGGGAAATGTATAGAGATACAATAGAAAAGTTTGATAGCAAGTTAGATAAATTTGCTATAGCTTTAGAAAATAATAATAATAAACTTGAAGCTATAGAAGATGATATAAAAGTTATAAAAGAAAAGGTGGGGGTATAGCATGAATTTATTGATACTAGATGCAGGTCATGCAAAATCAACTAAAGGGAAAAACAATGCAAAAGAAAACTTCTATGAGTGGGAATTTAATAATGATATGCAACACAAAATAAAAGCTAGGTGTGAAGATTTAGGAATAAAAGTGTTTTTAACTAATCCTAATCCTGATAAAGTATCAGATATAAACTTATCAACTAGAGCTTCTTTAGCTAATGATTATTGGTTAAGAAATTCTAAGCCTAAGTCTATTTTTATATCACTTCATGCCAATGCCTACTCAAACGAAAGTGCTAGAGGTACTGAAACTTATATTGCTAAAAATGCTTCTACTACATCAAAGAACTTTGCTAAAGTTTTAAATGATAATATAGTAAAGGTTGTGAAAGAATTAGATCATAATGCAAAAGATAGGGGAGTTAAGTCAGAAAACTTTACTGTAATATATAAAGCTTCAATGCCAAGTGTATTAGTTGAGTATGGATTCTATTCAAACTTAGATGATTTAAAAATACTTAAAAACAATAGAAGCGAATTAGTAGAAGCTACTGTAAAAGCAATATGCCAATATTTTGGAGTAACTTATAAAGAAAAAATAGAGCCTATTTATGATGGGAATATGTATGCAGTATGTGTAGGGGCATATAAAGATAAAAACAAAGCTAATAACATAGCTGAAGAACTTAAAAAACAAGGTTATACATCTACATATTTAATAATAAGATAGTTTACTTAAATTGCAAGAAATGGTAGAATATAATTAAACAAATCCAAATATATTTAATCATTTTTAAAACTTTTTATTTTATTAATTAAATTTATAAAAATATCCCTAAACTTAAGTTATTGATAAAAGGCTATTGTTGTTGCAGTAGTCTTTTTTATTTGCTAAAATATAAATATATAAACCTTTTTATTTTTATTTCACATAGAACGAGTTTCCCAAACACTCGTTCATAGTCTAGTTGTAGACTTACACATTCAACAGTTAATCGGCTAAAGATTGTGGATATAAAGTAATATCAACACATTGCTATATATACAGTTCAGAAGGAGAAGCTATAAGGGGATTTAGCTTCTTTTTTTATGCAACAAAAAAGACTGATTATAAAAAATCAATCTTTTAAGGGAAGTTAAAAATTTTGTGAATTTATATATTAAAAATAAAGAGGTTCTAACAGAGTTATTATACCATATTTTATATATTCTATATATGTATTAGAAATCCTTTTAATATTGACAAATTTTTCCTATAAATATATGATAAATATAACAAATGTTAAATATAAATTTATATCTTCCAATGCTAGAAGAAGGGCTATCTATTTTGATAGCTTCTTTTTTTAAGAATTTTTACATTTACTACATCTATCATATTCAAACCTTTCATACTTTCCACAATAACTGCAATACTGAAAAGTATTATTATAAGAACCTTCACTATAAAAATTGTCTTGGTGGTTTCTATCTTCTTTTTTATCATCAACTTGATTAAATATATTAAACATATCTTGCACCGTCCTTAAAATCTAATTTAGCAGGTATTTTAAACACATTTAAAATATTTATACATATAAACTTTTAATAAAATAAAATTTCCATATCATTCTTAAGCTTATAATATTTATCATCATCACCTAATAAATAATATTCTTGATTTTCCCAACTAAACTCAATAGTTCCTTTTACTATATATCCATCTATAAATACTTCTACTAGTGTTCCAGATGAAAACTCTTTAGTAATTGCACCATATCTTCCATTTTCTTGTAATACTAACCATCCTCTAGTAAATTGTTTTTCTTCCATTTTATATCCTCCTTTGTTTATTAAATAATTATATATTTATTTTATGTAGATGTTAAGTTTTTTAATCTTCTTTGGAAATAAATTCTTTATCCCTACTAGGAGCTTGTAAAATAATTCCATTAGTTATTCACATAATCCACAATATCCACAATTTCATATTCAATCTAAAATTACTGGAAATACTAAGAAGTCCTTTTTAGGTATTTCTAGGTTTTCTTTAAAAATATCATCAAAGCATTGAAATCTCCGAGTTTTAAATTTTAAACTTCGATAGTTTTATTTTAGTTTATCGATTTTTAAAAACTAAATCTCATAATTTATTTTTTAAACTTCATAATTTAAAAATTAAATCTCATAATTTATTTTTTAAACTGCAATACCAAAGATTACTTCAAAGATTACTTCAAAGATTATTTTCATATATATTTATAAAAAATATTGCCAAAATGACGTCATAAAGCATATAATATAAATATATAATATTATTAAGAGGTGATTAAATGAAAAGAGCATTAACTGTTAGAATAGAAGATGAAGAGCTTTTAAAAATAAAAATAAACCTTTTAAAAGAAAGAAAA